ATGCCGTAGACCTCGACGTGCGCTTGGCTGGAATCTGGCCCATATTCGTCAATAATGCCCTGATAGACCTGTTTATCTGTGCCTTCGACAGTCCTAGCATCCACCACTTTGGTCGTCCAAAAGTTGCGTTTGCTGTTAAAAGTCTCGTAAAAGTAGCCTGTATTGCGACGCGGATTGGAAAACGCCATCCAGAACCTGTTGGGCGTGTTCTCGGTAAAGAAACCAGCCGTCACCGCCCAGATCGAATCGTCGATACCTGACGCTTCGTCAAACACCACCAACACGCCGTCAAAGTTGTGTACGCCAGCGTACGCGTCAGGATTCTCGGCTGACCACAGCCTGCCTTCCACGCCCCAATAACGTGTGCCTTTCTTAAGATCACGCTCGACCAATTCGGTGAGCCACTTGGCCGGCATGACGCGGGTGGCCGACACCTCAAACCAGTGGCTGTTAATGGCCGTAGCCAGCCATTTGGTAATCTCGGCCCATGTGACTGACCTAAGCTGTGACTCTGAGTTAGCCGAAATGATGGTCGTTGAGCCTATTCTGGTTGTGAGCATCCAGATGGTGATCCAACTGACCAACGCCGACTTGCCAATACCACGGCCAGAACTTACAGCGGTGCGCAATGTGTCAAAGTCAATCTTGCCCTGGTTTTGCTTGATATGTTCGGCAATCTGGGTCAGCACCTCACGCTGCCATTTGCGCGGGCCTTTGAAATGCTCAAGCGGTGTACCTGCCTGACCCCAAGGAAACGCAAACATTACAAACGCTAACGGGTTGTCCTTGATCGCTGGCGCCCACAGACGCGCCATTAACTCTTGTTCGTCTTCAGCGCTGTATATGGTCGATTGCATTGACTTGTGCTTCTATGATATTTGCGTCGTCTATTGTCAAGGCCCGTTTGGTTGCCTCGGCCAGCGCGCCAGTGATGGATATGCGCTGATCCACTTCAACAGATATGGCCTGCTTGGCCACCCAGCCGTGTTGATGTTTCAAAACTTCTAGCGCCATCTTGGCGTCGCCCTCTAGGGCTGCGGCGCGCATGATGTTGGCCATTTCGATCTCGCCGTCGGCTTTGCCTTTTTGCGCAGCCATTTCTACAACGGGGTCAAGTTGCGTGAGTTGTCGGTATTCGGCGGGGAGCATGCCAGCGGCCAGCGCTAAGGTATCGCCTTTGAGGCCAAGTTTGGCTGCGTCATACACCGCCTTCAAGCGTGACTCTGTTGCTTGCACGTTGCGCGGTGTAAATGGTATTGAATGGAACATGTGTTCTCCATGCTGGTTGCACGTGGCTTCATTCTACACAATAAAAAAAATTTTGTTCACGACCCATTAGCGCCGAGCCTGGCCCTGTGCCGGCCCTCCCCCACCCCCCTCCGGCCCCGATCGATTTTTGCCCGCGATTTGCATGCCGCTGCGCACGGTCGGCGGCCGCCGGCTGGCGCCAGCATGGCCACGCGGCCGGCATGCTTAGGTCATTTGGGTCACGGTTTCCAAGTTGCAAGTTGGCGCCGGCATGGCCACGCGGTCGGCATGCTTTGGGTCATTTGGGTCACATAAAAAGCAATGACCCAAATGACCTAAAGGGCGCATATCTGGCGCGCTGGTGACTTTGGGTCTTTGGGTCATTTGGGTCATTTTGTCACGCGATAAAAATTGGCGGCCGGAGACGTGTCATGCCGGCCTTACAGTCCTTTTACGGGTTAACCCTTATATAAAAATTGTCAATTTTGTTTTTTGTATTTCATGACCCAAATGACCCAAAACACATAGAAACTTAGTATTCGCGCCGCGTTGCGCTTAGGTCACGCCAGCGCCGCGCCGTGGCCGAACCGTGACCCAAATGACCTAATTATGCAAAATTCGCATAATGTCAAAATAGTTGTTGACAGCGTAAAAGAATCGTTTACAATAGCTACACTGGCAACGAAAAGCCGGTAAAACCTAATCTAACCTAAAGGCAAAAAATGATCTACTCACACATTTTCAAAGCGCGTAAAGAGTCGGGATATAAATTTATCTGCTACATAACCGCGACGCCAGCGCTCCAGGGCGCGCCGATCGAATCGGCTTATTTCGACAGCAAAGTGGCCGCTAAAAAGTGGGCCGCCGCTAAAAACACGAAGGCATGGAATTATTAAAAACCCGACCGGCCGGCGAAAAGCCGGCCAATAACCTAAAGGCAAAACAACATGAAAAAAGCATTATTTTTAGATATCCTAGCGGCCGTCGTTATCGGCTTACTTTTAGCCGTCGGCGCCCTGGCTTATTTTGACGTCCTGGTGAAATAACATGCAAGTACACTTAACACTCAAAAGCGCGAATGTCAAAACCGGCCCGATCCCCGTATCAACGACGGAGCGCGACTCATGCCCGGCCGATTGCAGCATGAAAGGCGAATGCTACGCGGCCAGCGGGCCGCTGGCGCTCCATTGGGCCGCCGTGAGCGATAAAAAGCGCGGCGCATCATGGCCAGAATTCACCCAGGCGATCGAAGCGCTACCCGCTGGCCAATTGTGGCGCCACAATCAAGCCGGCGATTTGCCCCAGCAAAACGGCACAATTGACGCCGTGAAATTAGGTCAACTTGTCGCGGCCAATAAAGATAAGCGCGGGTTTACTTATTCGCATCATCGCGACGCCGCGTCTATAAATTGGATACGCCATGCGAATGCCTGGGGCTTTACCGTCAATTTATCGGCCAATGATTTAAATGACGCCGATTATTTGGCCGACCAAAACGCCGGCCCGGTCGTCGTCGTTTTACCTTCTACCCAAAACGAAAACCTAAAAACCCCAGCCGGCCGGCCGGTCGTCGTTTGCCCGGCCACCCAGCGCGACGATGTAAGCTGCGCGACGTGCCAGCTTTGCCAGCGCCAGCGCGCGGCCATTGTAGGCTTCCCGGCGCATGGCTCGCGTCATCGCGTCATTAATTTAAGGCTAGCATCATGATCAAAACCATGCGGGCCAAATACCCCGGCCATTGCAGCCGGAGCGGCGCCAGGATAAACCCCGGCGATGACATTAAATTTGACACGATAACGCGCCGCGCCTGGTTAACCGAACCGGGCGATTCTAAGGTCGTTTTTTACGGTGACAACGGGCCGACCGTTTTTCACCGAAACCCGCGCGGCCGGTGCATCGATGCGCCATGCTGCGGCTGCTGTACTATTTAAAAAGGGAAAATTATGATCAATTTGGAAAATTTAACGGCCACCGAAGCCGAAGCGCTGGCGTATTCTGAAGGGTTCACCGGCACGGCGCGCCAATTTGGCCGCATTGCCGACCTTCAACGCGCACTAGGCGAAGCCGTGGCCACATTAGACGAAATTGCTTATCGCACGTCAACGCGTGGCCGCCCAGCGGCCGCCAAAGCCGCCATTGAGAAAATTAAAGAAGGGAATTTATTGTGAAAGTTAAAGACAATCTACACCCGCTTATGCGGGAAATAATCGCGACCATGCGCCCGCTCACTTACGCCGACCATTATTACGTCGACCTGGGCTATAGACACGAATTAGGCAAGGTCGACGACCACGAATATAAAATGGCCATGGCCGAAGGGCCGGAGGCCCGCCGGCTTATGGGCCGGGGCGCCATGGAAGCGATGCGGAGCGCCTATTGATGACTTTTGTCCTGATCGCGGTTATAATCGCGGCGCTGCTGGCGGTTCTTTTGGATCTGTAGCAGTTGCCAAAACCTTTAAGGCCCCTTCACAGGGGCCTTTTTTTTTACTTCACCAGGCGCACGGCCATGGGCGCCGGCAAATCTTCCACCATGCGGCGCATGTCCGATTTGCTCATGTTGGCCATTTCAGGCGCGCAAAACATGTGTTTTTTGCTGGGAAAGTCACCCGACGCGACGCGGCCCAAATCGACCCAGCCGGCCTCTTTAAGCGCATGCAATAACGCCGGCTGGGGAACCTTTACACCGGCCGGAGCGGCGCCAGCCACGCGGTCGCACAATGCATGGAAGGGCGACGCGACCACGCCCTTAGAAAATTCGCCCAGGCGGTTGCGCATCAATTCGACAAGGTAACTTTCTGCCATGCTCATTCCATGCTCGACTAAATTCAACTTGAATTCTGTCATCATCGGCGCCGCGCCAGGGTTGAAGGCGCTCACGTCGCGCGCTTGCAGCCAGGCGCCCACGGCCGCGAACCCGCCGGCTTTGTACCAATCCCACATGCGCGCGGCGGCGTCAGCGGCCATGCGCGGCGCATGCGACCAAACGCACATCCAGCGGCGATCTTGAGAATCTAAACTAATTGGAACCGGGTCATTGGAAAATGCCAGGACGAAAACCCTGTTTGCCATTTGATAGGGATGCAAACCCTTGCGGTTCACTGTCAACATTTCAGGCGGCGCAGCAATGATGGGCTTTAATTTATTGGCCAAGGCGCGGCGTTCTTTTGCGTCAGGCTCTTTCAATTCATTCAAGATCAAGATTTCGGATTCAAGAGCGTAGCCAAATTGGCTGCTCATTGTGTCGTTGTCCAACAGGCCACGATTTTTAAGGTGGGGGCCACACACGGCCCAAATGAACGGCGCCCACATGGTGTCTTTCCCCGACCCCTGGTCGCCGCCATGCAACACGGCGTGATTAATTTTTATTTTTGGGTGCTGTAACTTAAAGGCCATCACGTTCAAGATGTGATTTAATTCGCGCTGATCAGGCACAAGCGTTTTGCAGTGATCCATCCAAGGCGTTATGTCCCCTGCGCCTGCTGGTGGCCTAGCGTCGCGCCAGCGGTTGCCATAAAGATCACCATCACGGGCAACAATGACCGATTCACCGGCAGCGTAAGTAATGCCGACAAGGGCTTTTGCCCCGTATTTTTGGCGGTTCTCATCAAAACAAACCGAGGCTTCAACCTTAGGGTTTTTACCATGTATTGACTTGCAAGGGATGTGACGAAACAAAGCGTTAAAAGTCTGGCGCGAAATTTCGCGGCGGTCTTGCATGTCAAAGTAAGACTCATCGTCTTGAATGTACGCGAAGCGCTCATACCATTGCGACTTCTCAACGCGGCCTAGTTCTTTTCGTTCGACTTCGGCAATCACGGCGGCGGCGTCGTCTGTGAACATGTCGGACGGCGTCAGTTTGGAAAGTGCAGCGTCCATGGCCAAGGCAAGTAACTCATCCCGAAGACCGGGGGCATGCTTAGGGCCGCCATTGTCAGCGACCCATTTTAGAAACGCATTAGAGTCAAATTCAATGCAGTGGCTATGCAGGCAACGGTAGGCGCGGTTCGCCGGCATGTAGCGGCCTTCAGGGTTGCCATCGGTATGCTCGGCATTGTTGGGGCAGATCACGCCAGCCCAGCCTTCATTGTTGGGGCGTGACAGTAGCGCGCCATGGCCACTAAGCCATGCCATCACATCATCGGCGCCGTCATCTGACAATCGGATCGGCCGCACACCAACCGACTCGGCAGGCGCAGGCGTCACGTTTAAGGCGGCGCAGATTTGGTCTAAGGTAAAGTCACGCGTTGGGTGAAACTCCACCAGCTTGGCCGCGAAGTTGTCACGGCCGGGCTTTAAGTTGATCGAGCCAGGCAGGCGAAAATTGCGCACGGCGTTGACCGCGCCTTTGTCGGTATAACCCGCGTCGGCGATTGCTTTGATAGCGGCGGCAAAGTCTGCCTTGGTGGGCTGCTCAACAAAAGCATAGCCCCATTGAAAAGAACCAGGCGAGGTTTCTATTTTCCAAGTCGGGTC